CGGTCATCAACTAACAGTCCGTAAATTTGTACTGAATCGAATGAGACGGTTCCGGTTACCAGACCAGAACTGATCTGGAATGCCGACCCCCAATAGATCTTGGATTGATCACCTTCATTCACGACTGTGAAATCGGGACCATTGAGATAATCCCTCCGACCTGGGGCTATACCAACATTCCCCATCGTGATTATGTTGCTATTGGGCAGATAGTCGAAGGTATCTTGCCAAGTATTGAAATAATATTGGATTGTTATCGTTGCCGTCTCAGCAGGAGCCGATGCTAAAGTAACAGTGCTATTGGCACCATCGACCCCTGATGGGATTACTTGAATCCCATTAACTAGAACGGTGACCTTTGATGTATCGGTGGTAGTAATTCCACCACCGGATCCATCAACGATAGGTCCATTAAATACGCGGAATGCCCGATTGCGATTGGTGTAGTCACCAGGATTGAATCCAAATGCCCCATTGGCATTACCAGATCCAATGAGAATATTTCCATAAGCCATAAGCTGGATGTGATACAGACCCTGATTGTCAGTATCGACTGCAGCTGTAAGCCCGGCGATGGCCGCTAGATTCACATCATTTGCAATATCAGTAGCCGAACGTGTGCCAGAAGTTAATGTGATCGCTACCGGCGCAGTCGAATCATCCAAGTAAACCTGGAGCGTATCACTAGTTCCAGTAACGATTGTATAGGTTTCGGCCTTCGGAGAAATCAGTATTGCCCGACCAACAGTAATCTGACTAGAAACATTATCCGTGACACGGGTGTCACCACGATGGAAAAAGTAATTAACCGATATCGCATCAGTTGGACTTGGAGGAACAAGAAGAGTGATCAGACCATTTGCCCCGTCGACAGCCGCCACGACAACTGGTTCACCATTGACAGTGACAGATACCCTATTCGTTTCATACGTGGTTTTGCCAATCCCAGTTCCATCCACGATAGGATAATTACGAACCCTTAACTGGAACCGATTCCCATCCTGGAGTCCAATAGTAGGATTGGAGGCTGTGCCACCAGTGACCCAACGACCAGTTGGATCCTCACCAAATATGGGTGTATCGGCTACGCTGCTCGACCCACGAATCATCTCATAATCGGATTGAGTCAAACTTTCCTGACCCACCCCAATCAACAGTGGGACCCTGAGACCGTTCAGTAATTGGCCGACAACCGGCTCAATAACAGAGCGAGTGTAAACACCAGGAGGAGCATATGTAGTGAATGGTCCAATACCCATTTTAGTTTCCTACCGTTCGAGCAGATTGAGTGTGAGTATCTGGTCTACGTATAAAGGAGCACAAAACAAGTCTATGTATTTGTATGGGTCTTCCATGCTCGATTTCGAATAAGCATGGACATAGAGAGTTTATCGTATACTATTATTCTTGTGCGGCTTTATCTTTGATCCGCTTAAAAGTTGTAAGAGCTTTCTCTCTAATTTGCATAGTATTATTATCTGCTGGAACGGGTTTTCCCGTACTAGGATCTATTGACAATGCATGAGTTCCGGCCTGCCTGCGTATTTTAGCCCTTTCTACTCTATCCGCATCATATGCTTCCCATTTTCGATTGGCAGAACGACCAACAGCAATATCTAATGAAGGATTATCGTGTGAACCAGTACTCCTTCTAGGAATTGGACCAGATTCACCCATATTGTTAAATTTGAAATTTGTGGCAGAAGGTATCCTAGGTACCAACTTCCCACATTTTTTACACGGATGTTTTTCGGAATATTGCTTTATATCATCTGATGAGAGCAACAACTCTTCAAACACTATACGACAGTCATTACATTGATATTCAATGATCGGCAAGGCCACTTCTCCTAATATACTATACTGATGATTTTTGAAGTTTTTTCTATGCCAATACTTCGACATATTCCGCGCATTCGTACAAATTTTGCACTCGAGAGAATCATTTCTACCTTTATGTTTATGGCGATAACAATCTGCAATGGGGATCAATCCGTGTTTTTTACATAATTTGTGTGTTTCAGTATAAGAAATAGATTTGCTTCGGTAATTCGGATCCTGCCACAATATCTTTGCTGCAATAGAATTACTTATTCGTACTTTCTCACGATATTCCGGATTCTGCCACATCTTCAAAGTCGCATTGTGCATTTTCTCCTTGATTTCGGGTCGAGCAAAAGTTATCTTCTTGGTAGCTGTTGATTTAGCTATGGATTCCGGACTTGGGGGTTTTCCCAAACGTGCTTTAGCAATAACAACAGACATCTTTTCCCGGTATTCAGGATCTTGCCATAGTTTTTTCATTTCAGCAGATTTTTGTTCTGATGACATAAATAAATAGTCTTTAAAATTGTCTAAGGATCGAGGCAGTGCCTTTTCACGATATTCCGGATTATTCCAGGGATTTTTATTTATATGTGGTTTGTGTTCACCACCCTTAGCCAAATTAAACCCGAACTGCGGATCTCTTGTATTGAAATGATTGATCCACTTCTCTTCAGCTAAATCGGCTGCTTCTAACGTATCGCAAATTTCTAGAATTCCATGAGTGAATGCGTCTTTCCCATATTTACGAATAGCATTCCAAAAATGGGCACAACCTCTGCCCCGCTTGTGTTTTGCATTCGCTATATGCTGATTCCAACGCTTCATCATCGTTAATTTGGTTAACCCGATGTAACGACGTTGTGAATCAATATGTGTATGCGAATAAATCATCCAGTGAAGTCCCATAAGGAACTTTACCAGACGATCTATTCAACCGATATTCGTAAGCCGCTAAATCACTCTCTCGTAGCCAATGTCCTTTCCAATCACAATTGCCATTCCTGCAATTTGGGATGGGTCACTCATAACTTGTAATTGATCCCAAGTATATGAACCATCAAGGAACCCCTTTTGCTGTTCCTCAGTCTTAGATATAGGATCGACTTGTGTCGAAGTAATGGGTAATGGAATATAAATTTCCCAGTCCACTCTCATTGAAAGCGATATTGCTCCATCATAATAATATGCATCCAATGTTTCATTATATATTTCTTCGCTTTCTCCACCAGGCGCGACATCAATCAACTCGAGCCCTTCGAATCCCCAATAATTCTGTCGTTCCAATATTTTATTTACTACATAATCACTGAGTTTTTCACGATCTTCAGCATCTCTAGAAAATACTATCAAATCAAAGTGGACTTCGAATTTTCCACCATAAATATCCGCAACTTCGGTCCTGCTTTCGGTTACTACTATTTCGATTTCATCGCATTCCTGGATTCTATCCCCGAATGCGAGAACAGCGCCAGGAATTGCAGTTAGGTTAGTAGTTTCAGCTTTAAACTGAAATGGACCCTGATCTTCGATCTTATATCTGTAATCAGCATATATAACGGAATCAATTGGTGTAGGCTTTAGGAAGGTTATTCCTCCTGTACCATAATCAGCAGTATAATCAACACCATTCGATAGCGGATGCTTTCCATCTATCCACAATCTAATTGAACCCGGATAGATATTCTCTCTAGACAACTGCCCGGTTGGATCAGATGATGTAACGAATTGGATTACTGGTTCGTCTGTAACTGTTAGATTTGGCTCGAGTATGAATGTTCCAGGGATATTGTGTGGTTCATCAGGAAGAGATGTGACTTTGAGTAAATAAACGCCGGGTGGACTAGGAAATATATTTCGAGTCGAAGATACCTTCTCTAGATATAACTGGTTCTCCTTAATCCATTCTAATGAAGTACCGAGATGATTTTTAGCTGGCAAGTGTACTACGAATGACTTTAATCTACCTATATAGTTATTTGCAGATAACCTAACTCTATCAGCTGAAGTTCCGTTTATGATAACCCCCCTTTGAGGTCTTTCCTCAAAAGAGAATTTATTCTTCACATTTTCAGAATCAGAACGATAGCGTGGATGCTCATAAAGTATTCTTTTGAGCTCCCATATTATTCTTTTCTTGGTAGCCGATGTAAGAGAATTTTTCATTTACCAGGGATAGCCCCAGCTTCTACTAAGCGTCTAGCTAGTTGAGCCTTGTTTCCAGTTACATCAAGCCCCGAATCCTGGGCTAATTTAATCAGCTCAGATTTCGTATATTGTTCAATAAATAAAGCGACAGCATCGGATTCAATCTCAGTTTCTCCATCTATAGATATAACCGGCACGTCAATCGCTGGCGGTGGAAACGGTGGAGGTGGCGGCATTACCGGCACTACCAAAGGAGGAGGCACTACTGGAGGTTGTGGAGAAGGTAGTGTGGGAGACGCTGCTGGGATTTCAGCAAACTTCATTCCGTACGAATGCTCTAGCACATCGTTTTCGGTTAATAGAACTTTCCGTTTCATGTTTACACCATCCGATTAAAAGCTGGTTAGTCATTAGGCATTTGTGACAACAAAAGAAGGCCAGTGGCTACGGCTGTTATCGGATCTTTAGCAGGCCTAATATCCGATATTTGAATCGGGAATTTATCTTTATACACATTAAATCTAGATTCAAATTTATCTACGAAACCAGCGGCCAATGAAGTTCCGCCACTTATGATTATTGGTATGGATTGAGGAACATGGATGGTATCTTTAACTTTAGCAAAATGCTTGATTATATTTTCGATTGAATAATCAATCAGACCTTGAATAAAAACTGCCAATGCTTCGACTTCACGAGATTTAGGACTGTTTATATCGGCT